CGCAGATTGGAAAGATTTACCAACCCCACCAGAAGAAAAAAAGTAACTTTGTTTGCGTTTATTCAAGTGCTAACGCTTACAACCTAAGCCACAACGAGATTAGCGCGAACATCGAGAAATGTCAAAAACTTTCGGAAGCGCGTTGGAACGATCAATTAATTGAATATATTTGTAACCACTAAAAATCAAATCACTATGTACAATCCAAAAATCACTTATCATTTTTCAATGGACGACATCGAGCGTCTCAACCAAGAAATAAAAGTAATCGCAAGAAACTTCGAACACGACAACGGTTGGTTTCAAGAAAACGAAGGTCGCCAGTTCACAGACGAAAAAGGAAACATCTTCGACTTCGACGTACTTGGTCGATTCTTTCGCAAAGATGAACCGCTATTCGACATTCACTACGTTAGATTGAAGAAGGATGGAATCACTTTCGAGTTCGACTACCGAATCTTTCAAGACCATATCTAAAATGGGTTATTACAAGCGAATAAGCGAGGAAGAACAAATGTCAGCGAACGAATGGTTCTGGCAGAATGAAGAAGCGAAACTCGCTAACAAATTAGAAATATATATAAATCAACAACAAATAAACAACAACAACATGAGCATCATCGCCCAAAACAACAACAACGGAGGCGGAGGACAGACAGTTCCCGCAGGTACACACGTAGCACGTTGCTACCAAATCATTCACATTGGAACGATTGTAGACACTTATCAAGGCGAAGAAAAGTTAGTGAACAAAGTTCGCCTGGTCTTTGAACTACCACTTGAAACAGCGGACTTCGGTAAAGGTGAACAACCTTTCTCTATTGGTCGCGACTTCACATTGTCGATGCACGAAAAGAGCGGTTTACGCGCCTTCGTTCAATCGTGGTTAGGTAAGGCAATGAGCGACGGAGAAGCTTCTAAATTCGACATTGGTACTTTACTCGGTAAAGAAGCTATGGTTAGCGTAATGCATCGCACAGCGAACACAGGGCGCACTTACGCAGACTTAAAAGGAGCGTCACCACTTGCGAAGGGTATGACTTGCCCACCACAGGTTAACAGCGCGTTTCTTTTAGACTACGATTCAGAAGACTTTGACCTTAGATTCAAGATGCTTCCAGAGTGGTTGCAGAACAAAGTTAGTTCATCGGCTGAATTTAGCAAACGTTTAGAGCGTTCTGCGGATCAAATGAACAAGGCGAAGGCAATGCTTGAAAAAAGCGGGTTAGTTCAACCACAAGAGAACGAAGACGACCTTCCATTCTAAATTCAAATGGGGGTTATAACATACATTAACCCCTATTTTTTAACTTAATGTACAATAAACCATACAAAATGAAAACAAGAAAAGCATTTGACATTAACAGACTTCGTGAATTTTGCAGATTAGTAAACGAAGGACAAACACCAGTTGAAGCGTTAGCAAATTTGAACACTTGCATTGCTTACGCAACACCCCTGAAAACAGCAGGTTTATATTGGAAAGAAAAAGACGGAACGTTTAAAGCGGTTGAACGTATTCGTGCCGAGCGTTACGATTTATTTTTAGCGGAGAGAAAAAAATACAATAAGATAAATTGGGATCGTCAAGTTCAAAAGCAAAGACAAACAAACCTTTTCAACCAACCTAAACCCAAACAACCAACAACGCAAAAGGTGAAAGCAAAACAACCTCAATTGAACTTCATTCAACGTGTGGTAAAATCTCTTTTCAACTTATGAACAAACAAATCTATTCAACACCATTCGGACGCCTCGTTAAAAGTCAATTCAAGACGATGCACAACTTTAAGAATGTTCTTAGAATCAGCGACCCAACAGCACGACTTTACGTCGCACATCCAGAGCGAATGAGAATCAAAGACTTCAACAATATTTGCCTTCACACAGGACTTTCAAGAGAAGAAGTTTTTTCAACCTTTACACCAACAATCTTAATAAACGAAGAAAACGATTAATATGAAAATTCAAGATAAAATAAATAAATTGCAAAATCTAATAGAACAAGGTTTTGTATACATAGAATCAAATCCTGTATTCAGAATAAGTAAAGATCAAGACATTGAAATTGAAAGATTAGTCTGGGTTGATTTATCAAAATACAATGAAGAAAATAAAGAATATGAAGTTGTTGAAACAATTAAATGTGAATTATTGAATATGGATATTGATGATTGGCATGACAATGATTCAGATGTTGTGTTTTTTGTCAAACCAATTGACGAGTTACCTTCTGATTTTAATTTTGAAGACTATGATATTGAATCTTGGCAAAGGATTTACTATCATCAAATATCAGGTTTTCAAATTAATTACAAATAAAAATGAACGCAAAACAACTGATTGAATTTTTAAGCGAGTACGAACCGAATACCGACGTTGTTATTTACATAGTAGAAAACGATAAATTAAGCGGTCACATTCACTTTGGAACTGGAGACGCTGCGATAAAAGGTGAAGAAGGAAAAGTAATTGCCTTAATCGTTGACAAGAACACAATCAACCCAATAGAAATTTTTGAAAATTAAAACAATGACTAACGAACAAATTAGACAGCAGATAGTAGATATGATTCCTTTTGCACATATGGAACGATTCGAAACACTATGGTTGATGCTAACGCCTAAGCACGAACGTTTGAGTAGCGAACAAATAAAACAACAACAAGAACTCGAAAACGAGCGTGAGATATTCTGGAGCGCACTCGAAGACGTTGTTTGTAGCGTTGTGGGTATTCAGTCTCAAATGCTTTACACCCCAACAAGACGACGCGAGATAGTGACAGCACGACAAATCATTTTCTTTTTGATTCGCCCTTGTTACTTTCAAAGTTTTGAATCGATAGGTAAACACTACGGCAAAGACCACGCAACCGTGATGCACGGAATCAAACAAGCAACGTGGCAGATTGAATGCGACAAAGCCTACGCAGCAACCGTTGAACGCATCTGTGAATTGATGAACGCGATGGGTTATGCTAAACCTATTAAATTTTTCACTAAATTTGTGGAACACTTGGAGCATCAAAAACAACTCGAAGCAAAAAGAAAAGCCAAATTAAAATAAACCTTAAAATCAAAAATGTATGAGCGACTATTGCCGTTATTGCGATTCAGACCAAATTGAAGAACGCATTTCAGACATTAAAAACACCAACAGAAAATATCGTGACTGGGACGACAGCGACGTGCAGGAACTATTCGAAGACGAAATAGGTCTTTGCTACGAATGTACGCGAGAGGAAGACGCAGACGATTACAAAGGGGAGGGTTGGGACTAATGATACCATTTCACAAATCAATCAAATGTTACCGTTTGTTCTACGGATACAAACAGGAATACCTCGCGTACAAATTAGGAATCGAACAATCGAATTATTGCCTTCGCGAAAACGGAACAACCAATTTCAAGGACCACGAAATTGAGATACTAAAAGACTTATTCAAAATCGAAATTAGAGAGGAAAAAATATGATGCTTATACTACAACTAAAAAAAAGAATCGAGATTCTCGAAGCGCAGGTTCAACAACTACTCAACGCGCAACCTGCTCAACTTCCAGCACCAACGAAAGAAAAGAAGTCTGCATTCGTTAAACCAACAGTTGTTGAAATATACGAATACGCGTGCGAGAAACTAAGCAACGACGACGCGCTTAAATTCACGGAGAAATTCCACGCTCACTACGAGGCGAATGGTTGGAAGGTCGGAAGAAATCAGATGAAAGACTGGAAGGCTGCCGTTCGCAAGTGGGATTTAAGTACATTCGCAACAACAAACCAAACAACAAAAATCAAAAATGGAAAATTCGATTCAGACGCTGCGCAACGCATATACAACGACGCTCAGCATTACACAAAGGGTTGATCGTGCGGAACGTGAAAGCGCGTTTGTAGCCGACTACGACCTTCCGACATTCGTTAAACTTTGCTCAAAGGTGTGCGCTATGTACGGAATAGCGTTACCAGAAGCGCAACTATTGCAAATGTTGCATGAGTTCATAGGTAAACACTTTCGGTGGGTTACGTTTGAACACTTCAACCTTGCGTTTGAATTGAATGCAGCGAATGAACTGAGTAAAAAGTGTGAACACTTTGGAGCGTTAAGCGTGTCGTTTATTGGTGACGTGTTGACGCGCTACAAACCACACAGGGACAAAGCGAACTTACAAATACAGCGTGAAATAGCGCAATCAATAGAAGAAAAAGCAGAACTAATAAAAGAAAACGAAATGGCGGTGAACGACGATAGCTGGAGAAGAATGTTGAAAGAAGATATTGATAGCTTCAAACAAGGCAAATTTACAACCTTAGAATTGCGAGGAGTGTCAATGATGCGTTGGCTCGAAGAAAGTAAGCGTATAACGGCTGAAACCTTTACAGACGACGAATACAACCTTTGCAAAGCGAAGGCAAGAAAAACAGTCTTCAACGAACAACAACTTTCAAAAGGAATGGTTGAGCGAATGAGTGACCGCAAAAGACAATTGCTCAAAGAATCAATTCAGTTCGAAGGCTTCCGTGAGTTGTATAAACTTTATTTGTCGAAGCAATGAATTTAGGTAAGTTCGATTGTGGAACAGGTTTAATCAACATACTTTATAATGATTCGAGTGGTTTATTAGTTCGAACATCTACTATTAAGGATATGATTTTTGTGGACAAATTACAGAAAGAAAATAGTTCTGCTGTCGGTTTTATTCAAAAATCAATTTGGGAGAAGTACGTTTGGGGTGGTGAAAGAAACTTTATTGTTTTGATTGCTGAAATGAATAACGACCCAGTTGGATATGTATTGATTACTCCTGCTGTTTCGTCTTACAAATATGCAAAGATTCAACAAATAGCAATTAGAAACGACGCTCGAAGATTATATTACGGAAAAGCGTTAATAGAAGTTTGTCGAGATTTTTGCATTAAGTTTGGACGCATTGGTTTCACTTTAAGATGTCGTATTGATTTAGATTCTAACTACTTCTGGAAGTCTTTAGGTTTTACTAATTACGGAACGTGGAAAAAAGGAGAAATCAATCACGTTGGATTCAAAGCAAGTAACGATATTAACCTTTGGAAAATTGACCTTAACCCTAATATAATTTCTTTATTTTAATGGAAAAAGACGATACAATGTATTACAAAGCGGACGGAATTTACGCTTCTTATGCTGTCGCTAAAAATAAGTTTGGTTGGAAACATTCGTGGACTATACACGGATCAAACGTAACCATTTGCACTCCCATTGGTTGGTATGAAGAAGATGTTTGTTCAACTGCAAAAGAAGCAAGTGAACTGGCAAAGTTCGAGTTGACAAAAGCACTTCAATTAGGAAACTTCAATGGACGTTTTGACGGATTGTTAATGGCAATTGGTGAAGTAGTTGAACCGAAGAAAGAAATAGTTAGTGAACCTCAATTAAGTTTATTTTAATGAATAAATTAAGAATTGTTTCGCAAGAACATTGCGGTAAAACAATATACAAAGTGCAACGTAAAAAATGGTACGGTTGGGTTACTGAATATATTTATAAATTCTATGGAATGCGTGTTGATAAGTCTTTTGAAACTATTGAAGAAGCAGAATTGTACATAGTAAAAAACTTCACCAAACCGAAAATTAAAGTGGTGAAAAATATAAATGTAAAATAATGCCCGAAATAATTTACCACGAAAAACAAAAGTACGCGTTGGAATTGCTTTCAATAGACAGCCCCATTGCGCAGGTTTTGTATGGTGGCGGTGTGTTTAGTGGAAAATCTTTTCTCGGTTGCGATTGGCAAATAAAACGAAGACTAAAATACCCAGGGACGAAGGGCTTAATTGGTCGTGCCGAATTAAAGAAGTTGCGCTTGTCAACGATGCAAACCTTCTTTGAACTTTGCACTTTGCACGGATTGAAACCGAACGTTCACTATACTTACAACGGACAAGACCACGTTATTAAGTGGTACAACGGAAGCCAAACGATATTAATGGACTTGGCGGATATGCCGTCAGACCCCGACTTTCAGAGATTTGGGTCGATTGAAATCACAGACTACTTCGTAGATGAGGTAGCTGAAGTTTCAAAGCGTTGTATTGACATTTTGCAATCGCGTGTACGTTACAAATTAATTAACGACAGACCGAAGGGATTAATGACGTGTAACCCTTCAAAAGGTTGGTTGTATAATGACTTCTATTACGCTAATTTGAAAGGTGAATTGAGAAACGACCGTGCGTTTGTTCAAGCGTTACCAACTGATAACCCATATATCTCGCAGACTTATTTAGAGAACTTACAGAAACTTCCAGAATATGACCGCAAACGTCTTTTAGAAGGGAACTGGGAATTCGACGACGACAGCGACAAGTTGTTCAACACGGAGAATCTTCTTCGAATGTTCCGCAACGAAGTAATCAATGAAGGCAAGAAATACATAACAGCCGACATTGCGCGTTTCGGGAAGGATAGAACGATTATTATTGTTTGGGAAGGTCTAACTATCATAGATATAATTGAGTTGAATAGAGCCGCGTTGGACGAAGTCGTGAACAAGATTCGTTTAACCTGTCAACAGCACTCGATTTTACTTCAAGACGTAGTGTGCGACGAAGACGGAGTAGGTGGTGGAGTGGTTGACTTCTTAAAGTGTCGCGGCTTTGTCAATGGATCTAAACCAAAGCACCCACAATACCAAAACTTAAAGAGCGAATGTTATTACAAACTCGCGCAATACGTTGAGGAAAACAAGGTGACGATTCTATCCAGTACGCGCAAAGAACAAATCATTCGCGAACTTGAAATGATTAAGCGACACCGCGCTGACGTTGACGGAAAGTTACAGGTCACACCCAAAGACGTTATTAAAAACCGCGAAGGAATATCTCCCGACGTTGCCGACGCTATAATGATGCGAATGTACTTCGAACTCAATCCTTCTTATGGACAATATGTTGTGGGTTAGCATACGTTCACTATATTAGCACAAATAAATAAACAAATGAATAATTTTATAAGTAAATTTTTTAGAGGAGCTGGAATTTTTATTGCAGTTTACATTCTTATTATACTTGGATATTCAGTTATTACAAGAACTGAAATAGGAAAAATAATAGATGTTGATTTTTGGATACTATCATATCTAATGTCATTAGCAGCTCCTAAAATTTTTATTGAAGTAAATGAAAAAACTGAACAAGAATGAAAAACACACCACTATACGAGTCTTTGAAAATGACTTACGAACGCGAACGCGAAATTGTTAATTCACTCGCGAACTACTTTCAACAGGGAAAGATTCTTGGAGATATTCTCCTTGAACTTTCACAACGGAAAGACTTAAACGCGAAAGA